AGTTCGCTATAGGCATTTAGTAGTTCTTGATTTAATGTTTTTTTTATTGGAAAACAATAGACTGATTTATTAACACAAACAACAAACCCAATGAATGATAAGATTGATAGGGAATATATGATTCGCTTTTTTAAAGAGCCTAAAGGTCCTCCTTTTCCATTGTTATACTTTAAAAAAAGCAATATTGACAATGCTAATAATAGAATGTCGATAATGATATAACTTAAAATATTGTTCATCTTTTACCTATTAGAATGTTGAGTGCGAAGATATAAATAAAAAAAAGACTTAAGAAATTATTCCTAAGTCTTTTGTCATAATGCAAATTAGTTACTGCTTAATTCTATATCTACTTTCTGCATATCTTTTAAAATACTTTGGTCTAATACCTTTGCATAATGCTGTGTCATTCTCGTAGACGAATGTCCCAACATTTTAGACACATTTGGAAGTGATACATTGTTAGCCAGTGCAATGACGCTTGCAAAGCTGTGCCGGGCTGTGTGGAAAAAAAGAAGTTATATGAACAACTGATACGAGAAGAAAGTATAACCCAATCTGCTGTATACCAATTAATTTCTCTATATTCTTCCACTTGAGAAAAAAGCAAGAAAGTGGGGATTATTGAAGATGTTCGGTTACCAAATCGTTAGCAGGGCTGTTACCGGTTGGGACAAGGTAACGAAGAGTGGATCAAATAATTTAAAACAGCGATATATTACACTGATTGTCACAGTTTTGCATATTAAAGAACGCTTATAAAACAGGTAAATTTGCCACTAAAAATATAAGCGTATGAAAGTAGAAAAATTCAAGGTATTGCTCTACCTTAAAAAGAGCGGACTGGACAAGTCGGGCAAAGCCCCGATAATGGGGCGCATCACCGTTAACCGGACGATGGCGCAATTCAGCTGCAAGCTCTCCTGCACTCCCGAACTGTGGAATCCCCGGGAAAGCCGTCTGAACGGCAAGAGTAAGGAGGCAGTGGAAGTCAACGCAAAAATCGACAAGCTGCTGTTGGCTGTAAACTCCGCGTTCGACTCCCTTCTGGAACGAAAGACCGATTTCGATGCGACGGCAGTCAAGGAAGTCTTTCAAGGCAGCAAGGACACGCAGATGACACTGTTCAAGCTCTTCGACAGGCATATTGAAGAAGTCAGGGCACGTGTAGGCATCGACGTGTCTCACCGTACACTTCCCAATTACCTCTATACCCGCAACCGTCTCGCAGATTTCGTCAGCAGCAGGCTCAAAGTATCCGACCTCGCTTTCTGCCAGCTCAACGAGCAGTTCATCCGGGAATTTCAGGAATATGTCGTAATAGAGAAAGGTTTGGGTGTCCAGACAGTGCGCCATTATCTGGCCATCCTGAAGAAGATCTGCCGCATAGCTTTCAAGGAGGGACATTCGGACAGATTTTATTTTGAACACTACAAATTACCCAAGCAGAAGGAAACGCCGCCGAGAGCGTTGAGCAAAGAAGACTTCGAGAAGATACGGGATATAGAACTTACTGGATGCCGCCCGGAACACTCCATTGTCAGAGACATGTTCCTTTTCGCCTGTTATGCCGGAACCTCATATGTGGATGTTGTAGCTATTACGCCTGATAATCTCTCAAGGGACGATAACGGTGCGCTATGGCTGAAATACCGTAGGGGCAAGAACGGACAACTAAGCCGGGTGAAATTGCTGCCCGAAGCGATAGCCCTTATCGAAAAATACCGTGACGACACAAGGCCGACTCTGTTTCCCGTAATTCCATACCAGGCCCTGAAATGGTGCCTGACGAGCATCAAAATGAAAGTCGGCATCAAGGGGCGTTTGTCCTACCACATGGGCCGCCACTCGTTCTCGACCCTCATGACCCTTGAAAACGGCGTACCTATCGAGACTGTCAGCAAGATGCTGGGTCACGCGGATATAAGGACCACCCAGGTGTATGCCCGTGTAACCCCTAAGAAACTTTTCGAGGACATGGACAAATACATCGAGGCGACAAAGGATCTGAAACTTGTTCTCTAACCCTATAAAAACAATTTAATTATGCGAAGTACATTCAAAATTCTATACTACATCAACCGCGGTAAGGTCAAGGCGAACGGAACTACCGCCATCATGTGCCGTATCACCATTGACGGCAAGAACAGCGTGTTTGCCACGGGTTGCTACTGCAATCCCAAAGACTGGAAAGCCAAGACCGGAGAGGTCAGGGATGCAAGAACGAACAACCTCCTTGAAGCACTCCGCTCCAGAATAGAAACCTCATATGACAATCTGTTGAAGGATGCGGGCATGGTCACGGCAGAAATGTTGAAGAACGAGATTACCTGTGTGACTACCGTTCCGGTCACATTACTGAAAGCCGGAGAAGAGGAACGGGAAAGGTTGAGAATCCGTTCCGAAGTGATAAATTCCACTTCCTCTTACCGCCAGTCCAAATCCTCACAGGCATACCTGCACGAATATCTGCTGTCGCTGGGTATGCGGGACATCGCCTTTGAGGATATTACCGAAGACTTCGGCTGGGGCTATAAACTCTACCTGAAATCCAAAGATTGCGGGGCGGGACATATCAACCACTGCCTTACATGACTGAACAGGCTTATCTATATTGCCGTGGACAGGGAGGTTATCCGCTTCAACCCGCTTGCCGACGTCCCATACGAAAAGAAGCCCGACTATAAGCTGAAGCATATCAGCAGGACGGAACTGCAACGGATCATGGAACAGCCCATGCCGGAGAGGTTGCAGGAGCTTACCCGTAGGGCGTTCATCTTTTCAGCCTTCACGGGGCTGTCCTATGTCGATGTAAAACGGCTTTACCCCTCGCATATCGGAACAACCGCGGACGGAAGACGCTTCATCCGTATCAACAGGAAGAAAACCGATGTCGAGTCCTTTATACCGTTACACCCCGTAGCCGAACAAATTTTGTCGCTGTACAATACAACCGATGACGGCAGACCGATATTCCCTCTACCCAACCGGAACAGGCTTTGGTACTGCATCCACGAGATAGGGATATTGGCAGGTGTAAAAGAGAATCTCAGCTATCACGCGAGCAGGCATTCGTTCGGAACCTTGACGCTTTCGGCAGGTGTGCCGATCGAGAGCATCAGCAAGATGATGGGGCACACGAACATCAGGACCACACAAGGCTATGCCAAAGTGACCGATGATAAAATTTCCGAGGATATGGACAAGCTGATGGAAAAGAGACGCAAAAACCTCACAGATTCCGGCCATGACAACCAATGACCGTTTCGCGGCCGCCTGTTCCCTCGCCGCCCATGGAAGTTAGTACAGACTCCATTGAAAGTGAAAAGGTCAGGCGGCCGTGCCGTTTCGGGCAGAATCTTCCTTTGCAGGTAAAGAGTATTCAGCCCGAAAACCTTTTCCCTTTCACGTCTGTACAATGGAGGCCGACGGCAGCGGAAACAAGCGACTGACGGAAAAGTCGATACAATAAAAAAAAGAACAGCATACAGACAATAGAATATTACTGCTGTATGCCGTTCTGACATTCTATTAGGAGGGATATTTTTTGAAACACGAAGAAAAAGGCAGGCGGCAAACTGCGCTCCCTCCAGAAAAATTAATCTGTCTTTTCGGTTACTTGTCAATATCCGCCCTTGTCCGGCCCGATTCGTCGGAGTACCCTCTCTGTTGGGCAAGTGCTGTTGCGCCCAGCGTGTTGTCCTGTGAAAGCAGTGCGATGATTTTCTCCCTACTTTTATTTTGCAGGTTCGCCAATCACATATTTCCTTTTAACCGGTACGCTTCTTTGTACCCGTCCATCAAAGTACGTTCAATGTCGGAAGCCCTATACAGAATCCTGCCGCCCACCTGGATATAGGGCAGTATGCCGTTGTTGCGGTAATCCTGAAGGCTCCTGCGGCTGACCTTCAGTTTAACGGCCAGTTCCTTGTCAGTGTAATAGCGTTCCCCGTCCAGCGACGGTTTGTTGGCACCACGTATTTTCTCCACCTTTTCTGAAAGGTCTTCCAGCGATGAGAGAAAGACTCTCACGCGTATGTCGTTTTCCGGTGTCAGCAGCCGGATATTGCCATTGTCATTCATAAGTCAGATATCTGTTTGTTGGTTGGTTCGTTGGTTGATTGGTTTGTTGGTTACATTGCATTTTCTTTCCTTGCCGGCTGTTATACACCGTTTCATTTCCACCACGGGAAAGACGGCCTTCACATCCTCCGGCCTGTAGTACACCTTGTGGCTTATCTTGGTGTATGCCAATGTTCCGTTCTCCCGCATCGACTGCAATGTTCTAGGGCTGACGCAGAGCAGCCTGCAAACGTCATCGCTGTCAAGCCACTCCTTTTCTCCCAAGTCCTCATGTTCCCGGCAGAGGCGTTCCACCTTTTCCGCAAAAATCTCGAACCCCGAGAGCATCCTCTCAAAAGTTGCCTTCTCTATGACCACTACTTCCATAATTCCTCAATTTTAAGTTTGACATTTGTTTTTTTACTATAGCCGGAACGGCGGACAGATGATACCGGAAAGGGGTTCCGGTGTCCGTAAAAGCGTTCCGGAAGCGAAGAAAATAAAAAAATCAAGACGGGCTGCAAACCGGACGAGAGGTGTCACCGGCAGACATCCCTTTTCACCGCCAGGGGATAATTACGGATGGTAAGAAGCGGAAAGGACACACTTATTTCTTTGAAGCAAAGGTAGCCGTTTCCCACCGGAGCGCAAGGCCGGGCCCTGCGGGTCGGCGGGGAAAAAATCATCCTCGCACTCTGCGCTCCGGTATTTTTTCCTGCCGAGCCTTGACGCCTTTCCGGAGGGAGAACGGCTGTAAGGCATACAAAGAAACAAGAGTGCCCGTACTACGGGCCGGATGTCTAACAGATAAAAGCAAAAGGATATGGCAACAAAAGACGTGAAAGAATTCAACGGATGGTTTAA